TGAACAATATTCAGACTGGTTAAAGACCAACAACCTGCCTGATGACACAGATGCTTACGGCTATAGAAAAGCTGCGGCCAAATCAGCAGAAGCTGAACCCAATGTGGGCCAGAACTTCCAGGCCACTGCTTCAGGACCAGCGCAATGAGAGCCAAAGAATTCATTCAAGAAAACTTTGCAGATGGCAAGGTCAAAGGCAAGAGCCGCCCTGGACGTGTAAAACGTGCTGGAGCTTCATGCAACGGTAGTGTAACTGATCTACGGGCCCGTGCTAAACGTGCGTCAGGCGAAAAGGCCAAAATGTATCATTGGTGTGCCAACATGAAGTCAGGTCGGAAGAAATGAGATTCTTTGAAATAGCCCGCATACCACAAGGTGACTTTGGTGACGCAGAAACACTAAAAGCGCCCAAGTATGACATAGAGAAAAAACCCTTGCCAGGTGGTGCAGGATTTACCTATGCTGTTGGCCAGCCCAGCGCAGAAGATTTAGAAATCATGATCTTTGATGGTGACACCTTGGCTGCCGAACTGGATTTGTTTTATACACAAGATGCAACCCGGGCCTGGCGAGTAAACACAGTAACCGTTGATCCAGCTTATCGCAGTCGTGGCCTGGGCAAAGCTCTGTACGGTATTGCCCTAAGCATATTAAAACTGACCTTGGAAGCTGGTGATACACAGACCCGGCACGGACAACGCATGTGGTTGATGTTAAATAGTATACCCGGAGTGGAAGTCCTGGGCTACAACATGGAACCTACAGACCAATATCAAGCTCGCACAGGCGACAAGATTGTAGCACAAGATAAGAACTGGACCCGCTACACATTTCCAGTGAAACCCGGTGTTAACAGTATGCGCAGTGGTCGCAAAGGAACCGGTATGTATACCAGTATGGCAAGTATGATAGCAAAGTGGACAGGACAATGAGATTTCAAGAAATAATCGAAGCTAAAAATACCAATCCTGGTACAACTTACAAACTGTGGACAGCACCTGTTCGTATCAAACAACACAACTACATAGGCTATATTGACGTGACTGTAACTGCTGCCACCCAGCAGGATGCTCGTAGACTCATGCGGGCTCAGTACGGAGTACAAGACTGGAATATTGGTGCCACTACCGAAGTAAAATAACGCCAGCTAAATACAGCATGACCAAAAAGTTCGTGCGTGTTCTAGCTGATGTACACTGTGATTGGGAGGGCCTTAACCCAATCTATCGCGTGTATGTGAATGATGAACTGTTTGCCGAACGCACCTGGCGCTGGACCGATGCATATCTTGAAGAAATGTTGCAGATTGAAGCGGAACCCGGCAAGTATAATCTACGCTGGGAACTGGTTCCTCCGTGTCTGGCTGAACTGACAGTGCAGAATGTGCGAGTAGATTTTGGTCCTGGCAACATTAAAAACAACACATTATTAAGGATTTTGGATGAGAGCTAGTGAATTTGTAATGGAAAATGCGTCGGTGGGGGCCACTGGTTCAGGCAGCGTAGCCACAGTGGCCATGCCCTTGGGCGGTACACAAACAAGAAATGGCGGTTCGTTCTTTTCTGGTAAATACTCCAATAGCGCCACGCCAAATACACCGGCCTGGATGAAGAAACAAAAAGGAAAACGCCGTGTTAAGTGATGCACTAAAACAGTTTCTAGCCACAACTTATGCCTACACCATCAAGGCGCAATATTTCCACTGGAATGTGGAAGGCCCAGATTTTGGTCAACTGCACAAGTTTTTCCAAAAGGTCTACGAAGATGCATACGGTGCTATAGATCAAATTGCCGAATACATTCGTACTGAAGAAGAGTACACTCCTGGCAGCTTTGAAAGATTTCAAGAACTGAGCTTGATCTCAGGACAGACCAAGGTCCCCCGTGCTCAGCTCATGTTAACCGAACTGCTAGCTGACACACAGACCATGGCAGATCTCAGCAAGAGCCTGTTTGATGCAGCCACTGAGGCGGGTCGCGAAGACATAGCTGATTTTGCTGCCAACCGTCAAGGTGCGCATGGCAAGTACGCATGGCAGTTAAAGAGTTACTTAAAAGACGCTAGGGCATAACTCATGTCAGACCATAACGACATTTACAGTATTGTTGAACGTCTCCGCATGCTTGAAGAAGGTCTGGACAAGAATCAACGCAGTGTGAATCAGTTGAGTGCCACATTCAAGCCTAAAACAGTAGCAGTGCTGACAGCTAAAACTGATCCAAAAAATCCTCTTGCCGGCAAGTTGGTTGGCGGCAGTGAAAGTGTGGAAGACGATCGCGAACCTGTTGAAGAAGCTGTGGCCAACGAAGACATGGTAGAAAAAGTTAAAAACTCATTCAAAGACTTTATCAAGACAGTGGAAAAACAAATTGTTGACACCGATATCAAAGAAAAAAAACGCGAAGACACAGATCTCAAAAGCCGAGAACGCAAAGATCGGGATCTCATAGCCAAGGACAAGCCAGTCGCTGAAGATCCCACTCAACAAGATTCTACCATGACAGACCCTATACAAAATCCCACCTATGCCGAATCAGCGCCGGTCAAGACTGTCACAATGGAAGACGGTGTCATGTGCGAAATACACGGCAACGAACGTGACGGCTTTGAAATACGTCGTGGTGTGCGAACCCTGCCCACAAGATTTCGAAACATGGCACAGGCCGAAATGGCCATGGAAATGTATCGTGCTCGCATGCGAAAACAAGACGAGTCACAAGATTATATGGAAGAACGATAAAAATGTTAGCCTTAGACCTATTCAACACCCGATATGAACGCCAACTGCAAGAAGGCGGCGTGGACAATCTTGAAGCTAGACGCATCGACGATCTCAACATGAGAATGTTAGAGCTGTTGGATCGTGCCAAAGAACCTGCCTACAAGAAAAATCCTGCGGCCTTGGCTGGACTCAAGAAACAATTTCAACAAATCAAAGATGAACGTGACAGCTATTTCAAGATTAATCCTGCTACCGGCATGAATGACGCAGGAACATTGGGCACTGTCAAGGGTGCGCTAGACGAACTGGGCATTCCTGGTTCAGTGCCTACAGAAAAGATTCCTGGCAAAGAAGACCTGCTCAAAGGCCGTGGTCGTAGCTACTACGAAGATCAAAAAAAAAGTTCTGAGACGGTAGACGAACACGGCGGCGGCATTGGCCCCAAGCAACACTGGCAGGATCTCATGCCAGAACAAACAAATCCTGAAGATGATGACTGGTATGATGACGAAGATCAAGATCTACGTCTGCGTTCGGGTGACTATGTGCGTGATCAACAGGATGGCGAGTCGGGTGAAATATTCCGCATGCAAGGCGATCCTTACGAGCGCAGAGTCCGAATCCTGGACCGTGATGGCAAAGGTTGGTATATTGAACCCAGTCGCTTGACCCGTGTGGATCCTACAGATCCTGATGTACAACGCTACTTTGGTAAGAACCGCCAACGTGACATGGATGAAGCTGTAGATGAAAAAGGTGCCCTCAAAGCCGCACAAGCCGCTGCCAAGTTTATTATTCGCAATCTTGACGACCGTGCCGCACTGAAATATTACAGCCAGGACTTTTGGAGCCCTGAAAAATTCTATCAAGGTGCCACAATGGCCATGCGTGGTGCAGGTATTGATGAAATTGTACGACATATTACACAAGATCGCCCGGCACAGTTCGAAGAAGGCTGGAGCGACGCCGTGCTTGCTCGAAGAACCGGCACGCCACGCACTTCCTTTTCAGTTTATATCAAGGGCAAGAAGTGGAAAGACTTTGAGTCAGACGATCATGCCGAAGCCGTGGCAAACAAACTACGAGCCAAGTTTAAAGCCGAAGGCCGTGATCCCAGTGTTATTACTGTTGCCCCTACCGACATGTCAGAAGCTAAAGCAACAAAAACACGCTTGGATCCCAAGTGCTGGACAGGCAAGAAGATTGGCAACCCCAAGACCAAGGTCAAAGGCGGTGTCAGAGTCAACAACTGTGTGCCTGCTGAAAGCGTTACAGAAGATCAAGACACATCAGGTGTAGAACGTGCCATTCTCAATCGTATCATGGTAGCTCACACAGACCTACTGATGCAATTTGGACCAGACAAGGTCATGCAGGCCGCAGAAGAAGTTGCTTACAATGTGGGCGATGTGGATGAAATTGGTACCAGTGATATCAGTGCTTATGTGCAACAGGTACGACAAATACTTGGTGCCTGATGCGAGCCACAGACTTTCAAATTACTGACCATGACAAGTTAGACGAGATTCTTGTGCGTCTTTGTGAGATGGTTGTTGAAGGTCGATACAAGAAAAAACTTAATCTTGGCATGGTAGCGGCTGCTGTGCTGGATCCTGACAACAACTGTGTGGTGGGCATCAACTATCCTACACAGGACGGCAAGCGTGTGCATGCCGAACGTGCAGCCATTGACAGTTACGAGGCCCGCTTTGGAGACATCCCCACTGGCAGCATCATCATCACAACATGTAGCCCTTGCACCCAGCCCATGGACGAACGGTCTGGCATCAACTGTAGCGATCTAGTAGATCAAGTGGGTGTGCATAAAGTATATGCTGGCTATAAAGATCCCACACAGGATTTTGATCATAAACGATATCACATTGAAATCACCCGCAATCCAAAGATACAGGCCTTATGTAAAGCATTTGCTGCGACCTTCCTTGATGAAAATCTAACGGAACTCAGCTTCTTGGGCAGTCCCTGTACCAAAGACTGCTCAGGTCATCGTGCCGGATATGAGTGGTCAAAAAGCAAAGGTGGTGTTCCGGGCAACAGTCCATTTAGTCCCAGCTTCAATAATGGTGCCAACCTGTTTGTGGCCGGTAAGTAAACATATGAACGACTACCCAGTATACCCAGAACGCACAGGTGAAGATGACACGCCACATCTTCCATATTCACCTGTTTAAAGAATACCCTTAGGACCGCACTAGTTGCGAGGGTAGGCGGCTGCTGCCTTGAAATTGAACGATTCGCTACCTAGTAGGTTTCAAAAGTGAGCTTTACCTAAATAGCTTTGCTTTTTACAATTATTCATGTATAATAGTAAGACTTATTTAGGAGAACTACATGTCAAACAATCGCGTATTTTCGGCAGACCAAACAAAAAAACTTACTCAGATTATCAATGAAGGGTGTCAGGTCATGCATGAGATTGAAACTCTCACTGGCGGACTCAACGACACAGTCAAGGCCATTGCTGAGGAAATGGAAATCAAACCCAACATTCTCAAGAAGGCCATCAAGTTGGCACACAAGGCCGAATTTGGCCGCGAACAACAGGATCATGAATTGCTGGAACAAATTTTGGTCACTGTGGGCAAGACCCTATAAGTACTGTTTTACAACAGCGAGTCGTTCCCGTAAGGAACATGAATCAAGGTTAGTGGGCCATAAGCCACAGGAGAATAGTTTGAATCAGCAAAGACCAGTCGTTGACCATTTTAATCAACCAGCAATATTTAATCGCAACAATGCTAATAAAACTGTGGTTGAGACTTACGGTACACATTTAGTAGAATACAAATACAATAGTACTGGATATCGAACGCACGAGTTTATCAATACTACAAGTCCATACATTGTAGTTTTTGGATCTAGCCACACCCAGGGTGTTGGTTTAGATGATAAAGATCGTTGGACCACGCATCTTGAGGAATTAACCGGGTTACCAGTTTTTGCAGTAGCCGATGGCGGAAACAGTTCAAAAATAATTCTTAAAAATTTATCAAATTGGCTATTATCTGATATGCCTACACCGGCAGCTATTATATTACAATGGCCACCAACACATCGTTTATATGTTTGGAAAAATTCTAATCGTATTGATATAACTGCTGCAAACCCAAGCCCGCCATTTAATGAATTACTTAAATTAGGTGAAGAGAATTTCTGGGTAGACTATGTTGACAATATTATATTAGCTGATCAATTATGTAAAAGTGCAGGAATACAAAATTTACATATGATTATCGATAGCAGTAATATTATGGTAGAGCAAGTCAGCACTATTACCAAACAGGCTGGAATTGATTTGTTGATTGATGAAAAAGTCCCTGGAAAAACTTGGATGTTTGATAATGGTGCATTAGATAATAGTCACCACAGCGGACAATGTCATCGACAATGGGCCGAAAGAGTACATGCTTTACTCAAGTAACAAATTATTAACAGGACCAAACACCTATAAATGAGTTATATTGATGCACTATTTGATCGTGAGCACGATCGCATTCATGTAGTTGAGCGGCGAGATAACAAACGAGAATATCGTGAATATCCGGCTAACTATGTGTTTTACTATGAAGACGCCCGCGGCAAGTTTCAAAGTATCTTTGGAACTCCAGTAAGTAGATTCAGCACACGCAACAACAAAGAGTTTCGTAAGGAACTTAGAATACAGTCGGGTAAAAAATTATTTGAGTCGGATATTAATCCTGTATTCCGTTGCTTGGAGGACAACTACAAAGGACAAGATGGTCCTAAACTAAATGTAGCGTTCTTCGACATCGAAGTAGACTTTGATCCCGAACGTGGATTTAGTCCACCAGCAGATCCATTTAATGCCATCACTGCTATTTCAGTTTATCTGCAATGGCTTGAGCAGATGGTTACCTTGGTAATTCCTCCCAGACATATGAGCGCAGAAACTGGTCAGGAAATTGCCAGCGAGTTTGAAAACACTGTGGTGTTTACTGATGAAGGCGAACTGTTAAAAACATTCCTGGACCTGATTGAGGATGCTGATGCCATATCTGGATGGAATTCAGAAGGTTATGATATACCCTACACCATCAATCGTATTACTCGAGTTCTCAGCAAGGATGACACACGCAGAATGTGCCTGTGGAATCAATATCCCAAGCCCAGAGAGTTTGAACGGTTTGGCGCCACCAGTCACACATATGACCTGATCGGTCGTGTACACATGGACTATATGCAACTGTATCGCAAATACACATACGAAGAACGTCATAGCTATAGTTTGGATGCCATTTCCGAATACGAGCTAGGCGAAACTAAAACTGTATTTGAAGGTACCTTGGATCAATTGTACAATCAGAACTTCAAAAAGTTTATTGAATACAATAGACAAGATACCATGATCCTGGCCAAACTGGACAAGAAACTAAAGTTTCTGGACTTGGCCAATACCTTGGCACATGAAAATACCGTGTTGCTACAGACCACCATGGGGGCTGTGGCTGTAACAGAACAGGCCATCATCAATGAAGCACATGAGCGTGGCATGGTTGTGCCCAATCGCAAGGAACGCTATAGTGATGAGGACACCCAAGCTGCCGGTGCTTATGTGGCGTTTCCCAAGAAAGGCATACATGAATATGTAGGATCAATAGACATCAATAGTTTGTATCCTTCGGCTATTCGTGCCTTGAACATGGGCCCAGAAACAATTGTGGGCCAACTGCGTCCAATCATGACTGATCGTTATATACAAGACAAGATGCGTAGTGGCAGTAGTTTTGCCGGTGCGTGGGAAGGCCTATTTGGCAGTTTAGAATACACAGCGGTCATGAACGCTGAACCCGGCACTGAGATCACTATAGATTGGCAAGATGGAGAGGAGTCGGTGCACAGTGCCGCGGATGTGTGGAAGATTGTGTTTGACTCAAACCGTCCTTGGATGATCACTGCCAACGGCACTATCTTTACCTATGAGAAGGAAGCAGTTATTCCCGGCTTGCTCAAACGCTGGTATGCCGAGCGTAAAGAAATGCAGGCCAAATTAAAGGAATGCACTGATCCAGAAGAAGAAGAATACTGGGACAAGCGACAACTAGTTAAGAAGATCAACTTGAACAGCCTGTACGGTGCTATTCTTAACCCGGGTTGTAGATTCTTTGACAAGCGTATTGGACAGTCAACAACTCTTACTGGACGTGCCATTGCTCAACACATGGATGCCTATGTGAATGAATGCATCACTGGCAAATACGATCACGTAGGTGAAGCCATTATCTATGGCGACACTGACTCCTGTTATTTTACAGCATATCCAGTGTTGCAAAAAGAGATTGAGGCCGGTACCATGCAATGGAACCGTGAAATTGCTGTACAACTATACAATAGCATTGCTGATCAGGTCAATGATTCATTTCCGGGCTTTATGGAACGTGCATTTCATGTGCCAAGAGAGATGGGTGAAGTGATCCGCGGTGGTCGTGAGATTGTGGCGTCAAAAGGCTTGTTCATTACCAAGAAACGCTATGCTGTCATGTACTATGACAAAGAAAACAAACGGGTAGACACACATGGTGTACCCGGCAAGGTCAAGGCCATGGGCCTGGATCTTAAACGTAGTGATACTCCCAAGGTCATCCAGGAATTCTTAAGCGAGATTCTTAATGATGTGTTGACTGGAGGCACTAGAGAAGATATAATTGAAAAGATTCGTGCTTTTAAATACATCTTTAAAGAACGTCCAGGTTGGGAAAAAGGATCACCCAAGCGTGTCAACAACTTGACCAAGTATGCCAAAGAAGAAGAACGTCTAGGTAAAGCCAACATGCCCGGACATGTGCGTGCGGCCATCAATTGGAACAATCTGCGCAGGATGAACAGCGACAAGTATTCAATGCAGATTGTAGACGGTATGAAAACTATTGTATGTAAACTCAAATCAAATCCATTAGGCTGGACCAGTATTGGTTACCCCACAGACGAGACTCATATTCCGCAATGGTTTAAAGACTTACCATTTGATGATGCAGAAATGGAAACCACAGTGGTAGATCAAAAGTTAGACAACTTGCTGGGCGTGTTGGAATGGGATCTTAAATCGGCCACCAACACAGAAAACACTTTCCAAACCTTATTTGAGTGGTAATATGAAACTGAGCACTTTGGTTAACTATCGCAATCAACTTGATTCTATGTCAGCAGATCCCATTGGGCAAGTTGCCGACAAAGAGATAGAAAAAATAACTTATCTTGCACAAAATCAAAACATACAGATAGCTGAATTTGCACAACAACTTCAACAACGTAGAAATGACATACAACAGTCGTTTAATTTGTTTGAGAATGATCTGACAGCACTGAAACAGGAGCTCGGGCACCTGATTGATGCTACAGAAAAACCGTGGTTTGCAGAAAGTTATAGACTGTATGAACAGGAAATGGTCAACGAAACCAACGAATATATTTTAAATCGTAGACCTGACATTGCTCCCGAGACCGAACAATTTTATCGCACACGTATTGTTCGCTACAACAGCTGGCAACATCCGGCTATGATTATTCGACCTGGAAGAGAAACCTATATCAATGAATTGTTGGCGTCGGATCCGTTGTATTTGGTCGACGAAAACCATGACTTACTGATGCCGGCCATGAGTTTGTTCAATGAACAATATCAAAATCGATTAAGGTCTTACAATATCAATGAACGACAAGATCAAGAAATTTTAGGCAAGTTGCCTAACGGACAATTTGGGTTGGTATTTGCCTACAACTTTTTTAATTTTAGACCGTTTGAAGTTCTTAAAAAATATCTGGATGAAATTTATCAAAAGCTCAGACCCGGTGGTGTATTGGCCATGACTTTTAACGATTGCGATCGAGACAAAGGTGTCATATTGGTCGAACAACACTTTTGTTGTTACACTCCAGGATATCTGGTACGCGAACTGGCTCAAAGATTAGGTTACGAAGTAGCGTTTAGTTGGAACGACGGTGGACCTACAACCTGGCTGGAACTGCAAAAACCGGGTGAATTTACTTCGTTGCGAGGCGGCCAGGCCTTGGCAAAAATTGTATCAAAATAGTTGCAAATTCTAAATAAACCACGTATAATCAAACACAAGGAGAAATTTCAATGAAAGACCATTTATTAGACTTAGTAGAACATACTCATGACCTGGGTGTAATTGACCTGGTCAAAATTACCGGTGACGATAAATCCACCGTGATCAGCGGCCTGGCAGAGGATCGCAGTGTAGTAGTGGAAGGAACATTTGCTGGTCCACACCCAGATTTTATTGGTAACTTTGGCATGCCAAACTTGAGCAAGTTAAAAATCTTGTTGAATTTGCAAGAGTATCGGGAAGGTGCAGAATTGAGTTTGACCCGTAAGGATACCGGAGCAGCCGATGGCATCAACTTTAAAAATGCCGCAGGCGACTTTAAAAACAACTATAGATTTATGGCGTCGGAAATTGTAAATGAAAAACTCAAGACCGTAAAGTTCAAAGGTGTAAACTGGAACATTGAGTTTACTCCGACTGTAGCAGCCATTCAGCGACTCAAGATGCAGGCCCAGGCCAATGCAGAAGAAGTTAATTTTACAGCCAAGACCGAAAACGGTGATTTAAAGTTTTACTTTGGCGATCATTCGACCCATGCTGGCAATTTTGTATTTCATCCCGGAGTATCAGGCACACTAAAGCGTGCATGGGCATGGCCAATCAAAACTGTGATTTCGATCTTGGACTTGACCGGCGACAAGACATTTAAAATCTCAGACGACGGCGCCGCAATGATTACTGTGGATTCTGGCCTGGCTGTTTACAACTACATTCTACCAGCACAATCTAAATAAGTCAATGACTCAAGATAACTTAACGGCCAAGCAGAATGACTATGCTATATTCTTGCCAGCTATCTCAGGATTCTATGCTACTTTTGTAGGCAAGCAACGTGATCCTGTAAATGGTCCTTATGTGGATCCTGCACGCATGCCCGCAGGTATTCAGGACATGGAGCAGATGAACTGGCTCAATAACCAAAAAGGACTTTTTCCTTATCGATGGAGTCTGTATTCAGGCGGACATGCCAACCTGGATCTTAACAAGCAGGATTGGTCAGAAGACATGGTCCGTAGTAGAGATCCAAACACGTTGATGTTGGGTGATTCGGGCGGATTCCAGATTGCCAAGGGCCTGTGGGAAGGTGACTGGAAAGCCAATTCAGGTTGTGCCAAAGCACAGAAGAAGCGCGAGGCCGTGCTGAAATGGCTGGACAATATCAGTGACTACTGCATGACACTTGATATTCCGACCTGGGTTATACATGATAAAAAAGCGTCAGCGGCCTGTCAGATCAGTACCCTGGATGAAGCCGTAGAAGCTACCAAGTACAACAACGAATACTTTATGCGTCATCGCAAGGGCAAGAACAAGGGTGGCACCAAGATTCTAAATGTGTTGCAAGGCGCTGGACATGCCGATGCAGATCGCTGGTACGATCTAATGAAGGACTATTGTGATCCTGCAAAATATCCCGACACACATTTTGACGGTTGGGCCATGGGTGGTCAAAACATGTGTGATGTACACTTGGTATTGCGACGCTTGGTGGCCCTGCGCCATGATAATTTGTTGCAGGAAGGTGTTCACGATTGGATGCACTTTTTGGGCACAAGTAAACTAGAGTGGGCAGTGCTGTTAACAGATATTCAACGTGCTATTCGCAAGTATGTAAACCCAGCCTTTACTATTAGCTTTGACTGTGCTAGTCCATTCCTGGCCACAGCCAATGGACAGGTCTACCATCATATTGACTTGCCACACAATGACAAGTGGTGCTATAGAATGAGTCCTATTGTAGACGACAAAAAATATGCCACAGACACAAGACCATTTGGTCCTGCGGTCATAGCCGACGGCCTTATCAAACACTTTGACGAAAGCCCAATTAGTCAGCAACTACAGATGAAAGATATCTGCATCTACAAACCCGGCGACCTAAATAAAATTGGCAAGGAAGGTAAAACATCCTGGGACAGCTTTAGCTATGCACTCTTGATGGGACACAACGTGTGGATGCACATTGAATCAGTCCAACGTGCTAACCGTGCATACGACAATGGAAGTTGGCCGGCCATGATGTGGAATCAAAATGGTGATCATGCCCGATTCAAAGACATTGTGGACGCAATATTTGCCACACCCGACCGTGCAGAAGCCGAAGCTATCATTGAACACTATGACCGCTACTGGATGGACATTGTGGGCACTCGCGGATTCAAAGGCAAAAAGGCCAAAAATGCTCGAGCTCAATTCAATTCTTTGTTCGAAACTGTTGACAACAACACGGAAGATAGTGTACAATTAGAACAAGACTTTAGCCCGGACCAACAGGACCGATTAGATCAACTCGAACATGATCAAGCATAATGAACCGAGACGGACATAAAGCAGTAAGTTTCTTTATTGGAACCGAAGTAGAACACACTCCAGCACATGGTCTTAAGACCTTGTTTGTAGTAGGTGTTCAGGATCCACAGATTGTGCTACAAGAAGCAAAGAATAATGATTGCGAGCATATCTATTTTGGCGCCAATCAAAGTTTTCCACCATTGCATATTGGCGATAATTTTGGATGGAGCCACTGGGAAGACATGGTCCAGACTTGTTTAGAAGCCGGCTGGCTTTGCACATTGGATTTAGACGTTAACCAAGCAGAAGGCCTACTTGAGTCCAGCTTAGTAGAGTTCCACAACTTTATTCCAATGATTTCCGTTAAACTTCCTTACATCAAACAACTTGGATACAATGCTACTCTTAAAATTGATGACCGAGATTTTGCAGCAACAAACCCAGGGGTCTGGTGCCACAGCTTGCATGACTTACAAAAGCGAGAGGTGTTTACTGACTGGTCTAAATATACCAAGGACGAAGTAATCAAATGATTAGATACTTGTGGGATCGCATGTTGAAGTGGGGATGGGATTACAATCGCGATCTTAGAGATGACGGCCTTGTGGAGTCTCACCGACCAGCTAGACTTAGATCACGCGGTGGTGCCAATTCTATTGCAATTTGTGACGATACTGACAGTATCGACCTAACTGATCCTATCTCGTTCAAGGTGGAAGCTGTGCAAGGTGGAACCTTGGTTGAAACCCGCTGGTATGATCACAAAAAAGATGAAAACGTCCGCAAGTTGCACATTGTGACCGGCGAAGAAAATTTAGCAGACGCTATTGGAAAAATTGTAACCATGGAGTTGATTAGAAAATGATACAAGAACAACGAAAAACAGTAACACGCATTATGGATGCAGCAGAACGCAAGATCTGGATCACATTCAGAAAAGAAGGCATTCATCGCTATCCGGCCGCAGCCACAGATCCTAACCTGTGTACAGCCGGCGAATATGATGTCAGCTTCTTGGCCAATGCACACAGACATATCTTTCACTTTAAAATTTGGATTGATGTGTTTCACAACGATCGTGACATTGAGTTTATTCAATTCAAACGTTGGTTGGAAGGTCTATACAACAAAGACATTCTACAACTAGACTTCAAAAGTTGTGAGATGATTGCAGATGATTTATATTTACAGATAGCCGACCGCTATCCAAATCGGAATGTGGTAATTGAAGTGTCCGAGGATGGCGAGAACGGATGCTCCATTAGTTACAACTTAACTCGTCCAAGTCAATTAATTACAATCTGAATGAAAATCTTAATTTGTGGAGATAGTTTTGCTGCAGACTGGGCCGTTAAATATTCTGGCAAGGGTTGGCCAAATTTACTAGCCGAACAACATGATGTTGTAAACCTAGCGCAGGCAGGATGTAGTGAGTATAAAATTCTAAAACAACTTGAATCAGTTGATGTTACCAAGTATGACTGGATTATTGTGTCGCACACTAGTCCTTATAGACTTTATGTTACAGAGCATCCAATACATCATAATGATGTATTGCACAAGAATTGTGACCTAATTTATACAGATTTAAAAGAACATGCAATCAAAAATAAAAAACTTGCACCTATAATCGATTACTTTGAAAATTATTTTGACACTGAACATGCAAAAGACATGCATAGATTAGTGTGCGAAAAAATTGACAGTTATCTCGAACATGTAAATAATCGTGTAATTCATATTACTAATTTAAACTACGAATCATTATATGAATTTAAAAATATGATTAATTTTGAATATCTATTTGCATCTAATAGAGGATTGATGAATCATTATGATGACGAAGGTAATAAAAAAATATTTCAAACTGTATCTGACGCAATAAAACTTACTGTATAATTTTATCAACAACCTTTAATAAAGGAAACATCATGGGCAAGCCCCAACATCGTGTAAACCCTAGAGCAGTACAAGCATTAGAAGATTTATCCGCTTTTTTAGAATTTTGTGTAGAATATGGCTACAGATATCGCGAAGAAGACTTGTACAACTTCAAGGCCTATGCCTGGCAACAATACAACAAGTTTATTCAAGGTAAGAATGCCAAAAACATGTGGGACGAAGACGGTCGTAGATTCTCAGGATATCGCCGCCATGCGTAAGTAGGGTGTAGAAACTTATCAATCTCTCCGTGTTAGCATAAATAAAACAAAGGAGAGTATGATGGGCGGACGCACTCACGGCAAAGATACAAAAACTGTAGTAGCAGAAATAAAAAAACATCACGGTAATACATTATTGTATGATCGCGTTGAATACAAAAACTGTCACACTAAAATAACTATTGGATGTAAACATCACGGCTATTTTGAAAAATATCCTAACGATATGAAGCAAGGCCGTGGTGGTTGTCCTAAGTGTAATAACAGTTATCATAAGACGCACGATGATTTTGTAAAAGAGTTAAAAGACTTACATCCGCATATTGTATGTAAGGACATTTACAAAACTGCTAAACACAAACTAAACTTTGTCTGCGAATTACACGATACTCATTTTACTACAGATCCAAACGGCATACTAACTGGGCATATCAACTGTCCAGAGTGCTACAGTAATAAGCAAACTAATACAAGAGTAGCAAAAGGTCAGATTACAGATCCAAAGTTAAAAACAGATTATGAATTGTATCGCAGGGCAGTTTGGAGATTCTCCAACAGATCTTACAAAAAGCATCTGTTTGAACAAAAAAGAGATAGACATAATCACTTAGATCATGTATTATCAATAGTAGATGGATTTAATAACAATGTGCCGCCAGAAGTAATGGGTAGTGTTCATAACTTACGCATTATGGATGGGCAAGCAAATAGGCACAAGAGTTATCGCAGTGAACTAACAGTAGCAGAACTATTAAAGAGATACAATAATGACCGTTGATGAATTAGCCGATAAACTACAATCAGTACATATACCAAGTAGCTTTTATTACGAAGCAGGAACTATGCTTCGTTTATTACAGTTAGAAAACGAACAACAAAGAAAAAACTATATCGATCTTTTTGGCAAATACCAGGATGCCTTATTAGAACTAAAGTTTGGAAAGGGCCAAGAATGAGAAAGTTATTTTATTGCGGTTTGGAGTCTTATGAAGCTCGCTACACTCTACAACTCACTGAATGGAATGTCAGGGTCTTTGAACGTCGTGGTATAAACTATGTTATTGTTCCAGGATCAACCATTGACAATACCCAAAGTATCAGTGTTGGACAAGTGTTAGACGCACACGGCCGCAGCTACTTTGGTATGAGTCAAATGATGAATCTGGTTCAGTTGATGCGTAATGGAGAAGTTACCAATGAAGATGTTATCTACTTTGAAGACATGTTTCAACCCGGTATCGAGAGCTTGCCTTACATTATGGATCAAATTGATCCTGCTCAGCGCCCTCGTGTTTATGTACGTTGTCTTGCTCAGGCCATTGATCCTGATGACTTTGTGCATGTATGGGGCATGGCAAAATGGATGGACCTGTATGAAAAGATGGTCAATGAGTTTGTAACAGGCGTACTTGCTACCAACGAAGAGATGGTGGCTCATATGCGTATTGCAGGCTGGACTGCTCCAATCTACAACATCTCTGGTCTGGCATTCGGCAAGGAAGAAGTGCTAGAACGCATTGGTGGCAAGCAAAATCTCAAGCCGTTTGATCAACGTAAACGGCGTGTGGGATTTGCCGCCCGCTTTGATCAAGAGAAACAACCAGACTTCTATATGGATCTGATTGAAATGTATCACAACCAAGGGCGACACAAGGATGTGGAGTTTGCTATCTTTTCGGGTGGCCCGCTACGCAGTAATAATCCTCGGTATATTGAACGTGCTAGACAATTAGAGTCCGAAGGTAAACTTGTAATTTATGAGAATCTAAAGAAAAATGATTATTATAATTTGGTCAACGATAGCCGTGTACTTTTTAATTGCGCTTTACAGGACTGGGTATCTAACACAGTATCAGAGGCTGACACTCTTGGTTGTAACGTGTTATATCCTGCTTATCGCAGTTTCCCTGAAACCTTTGCTGACGATCCAAACAGGCTCTATGTACCCTGGTCAATCGACGATGCTTACCACAAGCTAGAACATCTATTACAGGCGCCGCATCACAACATGGGCTTGATTAGTGACTGGACTGATGGCACTGTGGATCGCATTGTGGACATTCTAGAAGGTCAGGGTGAACAATGGAATCGTGCAGGTAATCGCTATAGAGACCATGTGAGTCAGGCCAAATATCATGTAAGAAAGATCGAAGAATGAAAGTTGTTGTTACAGGTGCTGCTGGGTATATCGGTGGAGAAACCTTAATCAAACTGGCCGATGCTGGACATGATGTGTTGGCAATTGATCGAGAGCCGCCGCCAGGCCATTTAATGACTGTACCCTGTTCGTGGCATACTGGTGATTTTGTCAGCCCACTCGGACTTGATGCTATTAAATTGTTTTGTCCCGACGTAATTGTACATTGTGCAGGTACCAGTCTGGTAGGTCCCAGCATGATAACTCCTGAAGATTACTACAACAACAATTTTGTCAAGACCAAAACATTATTGGATTTTTTGGTTCGCAATCACTACAAACAAGTTCGTTTTATTTTTAGTAGCAGTGCGGCCACTTATGGTAATCCTATAATAACTCCGGTACAAGAAATTGATCCCACAGAACCTATCAGTCCCTACGGTCAAAGCAAGTTGATGATTGACTGGATGTTACGTAGCTATCATCGCGCTTATGGCCTAGACTTTGTTTCTTTCCGCTACTTTAATGCCTGTGGGGCCGACAGTCAGGGCCGACACGGCCAAGCACCTGGTGCCACGCACATCATTGCTCGTGCGTTAGAGGCCTTGAGAGATCAATCAGGTCAGTTTGTGCTAAACGGTACAGATTTTGAAACTGAAGATGGTACCTGCATACGTGATTATATTCACGTGGAAGATCTGGCTGCCGCACATGTCATGGCCATGGATCGGTCTATTCCAGCGGATGTGTACAATCTTGGAACCAATCAGGGCTACAGTAATCTACAAATTATACACGGTGCTATTGGCATAACCAAACAAGATCTGGAATACACAACAGGCCCACAACGACCGGGTGATCCGGCTGTGCTGACTGCAGATGCATCAAAGTTTATGACTGTGAGTGGATGGAAACCTCAGTACGGACTAGAGGACATTCTGCGTCATGCGTGGACTTGGTACAACCGATGACTTATTGTGTATATCAGCACTGGGATCCATTAAAGGTCTGTATTGTTGGTCGTAGTTACCCTCCAGAGTTTTATTCGTGGATCACTGTTCCGCATGTGCGTAAGTTATTTGAAAAAATTGCAATCGAAACCGAAGAAGATTATCAAGCTATTGTAAAAAAATTGCAAGAATTTGGTGTAGAAGTTTTGCGCCCATCCTTACCGGATGAATGTTACATCGATGGACAATATCTGGCGCCACCAATGACTCCTCGAGATCACATGATCATGATTGGGGAAACTTTTTATACTGGATACACGCATGATTTTGGCAAATTTTACACCAATGTCAAAGATCCCAATTGGCCCGAGTGTGCATCTATAGAAGAGTTTGCCACTTTGCCCCAGGCAATTCAAAACGAATGCATTCAAACACACAATCTTAACAAATTCAATAGCTTTTATTCTAGCTATGATCAAATTTATAATCAAATTCGGCAACATGGAAATTTAATATCAACTGACATTATATCTAGTGCTCCAGGAGCAATGATTTCTCGAATAGGAAAAGATTTATATTTTGGCACCGAACAATACGATCAAAATCAATCACTGTATTTAGAATCTATCAATCAAAATTTTAAACACACCCGCAATCATATAGTCAACACCGGCGGACATGGTGATGGAACCTATTGCCCAGTATGTCCAGGATTAATTATTAGTTTACAAGATGTTCCTACTTATGCTGACACATTCCCTGGGTGGGAAGTGGTTTATCTTCCTGGACAAAGTTGGGATAAGGTAACTCCCTTTTTAAATCTTAAAAAGAAAAACAAAGGCAAGTGGTGGATTCCTGGATTTGAACATGATCAAGCTGTGATCGATATGGTCGAGACTTGGCTAGGTCATTGGACTGGATATGTAGAAGAAACAGTATTTGATGTCAACATGTTGATCATTGATCCAAAAAATGTCATGGTTTTCAACTATAACCAACAAGTATTTGATGCACTTGATCGTTATGGCATCACTCCGCACATAGTACCATTTAGGCATAGATACTTTTGGGATGGCGGAATACATTGTGTAACTAGTGATCTGCATAGGGAAGGAACAATGCAAGATTATTTTCCAGAAAGGGGCATTGCCTCTTGATAAAGATCTAAATAACTGTTATACTAGTAACAAGACTGGTCATCCTCGACCACAACAAATAACTCGGAGAATAGCAATGAAGTACACATCACCAGAAGAACAAAAAATAGAAGATTTAAAATCACAAAAATACGTAGAAGAAGCACCGTATCATCCTGGCTATGAAGATGCTGTGGTACAAGATTCAGATGGTAAACCATTGAGCCAAGTGCTACGTGAGAATATGAGGATCACTGGCAAACGCTTTTGGGCCGGTGACAACATCAGCGAATTTGTTAACGGTGTTAACTGTAA